AATTTCATACGCCGGACCGCTTTCGACGACCGGTAGATTTTCACGATTGTATCCCTGCAGGACTTCATAAATAGCCCATGCGGCGTTATGGCAGTCCATATATACAGCGTTTCTCGTTAAGATCTGCACCGAAATATTATAAAATTTTGGCAATTCATGGAACGATTCTCCCGGTGTGCGAATCATGACGCAATGGCAATTATCGTTACTGTCTAGTGGTCTATGTCCTGTGTAAATATCCGTGCCAATTGTCAATGTCAATTTATTTGCGACAAATTGAGTGATTTCTTTTATCATTTCAACGTCCTCGCCAACGCCTTTCCGATTATAGAATAATATTTATTAATAAACAATTCCAATTTTGTCTGCAAAAATTTTGGCCCGCTTCCCGGCTCTGTCCAATTTTTATATCTGCCGCCTTCATTTTCGTGCAGTTGTGCGGCGTATGGTGCCGTATATTCAACTATAATAGAGTAGCCATCCTTTTTCTTTTGTGGCGTTCTCACGACACCAGAACGCTTTAATGTACCCCATTTTTTGGGTGTTTTGGGAATGACATTGTCAGTATCCAATTTTAACGCCATGCCAGCCTCACGCAATCCACGAATGATGGCGTCTGGGGTTGAGTGCATTACTAAATGTCGCATGTTCGCATCGAATTTTTTATGTTCAATATTTAACTTCATTATCATGTTAAAAATACCTTCCAAAATACATCTGAAAAATGATGTTTTCTTTCGATGCGTGCGATTGTATATTCACGGTCGTATACGATGCGGTCGTTGTGATTCCATTCGGTATTGGTCAAAATATATCCAGCTGATAGGACTTCTTCACCTGCAAAATTGAGAATCGTTCTCGTTTCCTTTACAAATCTAACGGCAACGGTTTCGGTTGAATACGTGATTTTATTCCACTGGTCTTGCGATACGAATTTTTTTCTCGTTACCGTTGTTCCCTGATAAACATTAATCATTTTTCGCCTCGGTATATACATAACTGCCGATTTGATTTTCGTCAACTTTTGTATGGTCTTTTTTTGTCAAATATTTTTTTGGGATTCCGTTTGGAAATGCAAGGCACTTTAATTTATCGTTTACGTTCACCCATTTGCAGTTATTACATTTTGGGAAAAAAAACATTTCAGGCGAATATTTTTCGTTTATATTGCTCATGGTAATAATACATCCTTCACTTTTATGTGCAGATAATCAATTTTATCTTCGACTGATATTACGTTCCAAATTGTATCATGGTCGAAAAGAACCTCCATTTCGTGTCCGTATCTACTCCATGCCTTTATATCAACGCCGGTCACTCCTTCGATTTCAAAAAATATTTTGTATTCTTTGCGTTCCATAAATCTATATGCCGTCATGTTGTCAGCACTTGTTGACGTAAATCCTTTTGCAGTAACATTATTGCCGACCTTAAAATCTTTTATAAAATTTTTATATTCTGCGAGTGTTTCAAATGAAAGACCCCGATAGGTCGGCCCTTCGTACTTGGGGGCTATTTTGAAAAATTCACGCAAAGTGGCAATATCTTTATTAATGCTTTCATAAATTGGCGGTTCGGTGCCACGCAATACGGCATTTATGTCATCGCTATTTGAAGTGTATCGCTTCAAAGCACCTCTGAATCGTGGTTCAGGAATAAATTGAATCCCTGCTTCTCTTGTAATTACTTTCTGCCAACCTTGAAAATTTACAAATTGTTCGCCTTCCATTATTTCAGTTAATTTTATTTTTATTTTATTGGTGAGGTAATCAATGGCCGGTTTATTTTTAATCGGGTCAGCTTTTAATAATGCATTGCGTTTGTAAATTAATTTCTGCACTCGTTCAAATTTCGACACCCATTCGTTTGATACACCATGCGGATAATGTTTTTGGATTTCAGGTATTTCTGACACACTCACTACCGGTTTGGGCTCCAATTTTGGTTTGGGTTTGGGTTTGGGTTTTGGTTTTGTCAATGTTGTCGGTTTTTGCAGTGCTTTTTGTGCTGCCTTTGAGGTTTGTTTTGTTAATAATCCAGCTTTATCCTGCGTATATGCCACGGTATCTGTAATCGGGTCAATACCATGAGCGCAATTCGGATGATATGGCGGCAAATCCAACGCCTTTGGATAAAATGGATGTTTTCCAGACAACGAATATATTTGACCTTCAAATGGGATGCAAAGTGGGCAAGCCCCAAAGTGCGACGATACAATTATCAAATCGTCACCCCATTTCGCACTTGCATCGAGAACGCCCTGAACCTGACCCCTCGTCATTTCAGTGCGTGCAATCAATTGAGCATAATAATCAGGTTTATAATGCCGCAAGATTCCATCTTTACCTTCAATCGCCACGAAATTAATATTGCCGTAGTTTTTCTTAAACCAGTCCAGAATCGACTTTTTTGCTTCGCCAACAGTTCCTATTGACATTTTTTTTCCGGCTCCCCACGCCCGTGTCTTATACGTTAAAACGTTTTTTATTACGGCATCGACGGCTTTATTGATGTCGGTCGTGTCCGGGACCAGATTTTGCAATTGAATTGCCTTTTTATATTTTTTTTCTATCCGTTTGTCTGCATATTTCAAATCGTCAAAATATTTTTCCGTCATTTTCATGATTGATACGTTCGCTCGGTGCATGAAAGCAATAGTATCTTCTATGAGTTCTTGAATATTTTTCTTCTTTTTTTTGTCAATTTTTCCGGGTTTATTGTCGGATATTTTTTTTAATCGTTTGTCTGCACGGTCAAATTCATGATTATAGACCTTTGGGATATATTTTTTAGCCCAATCGTTTGTGAATTTCTCAACTTTTACGATTCGCAAATCAATTTTTGCCTGCGATATTTTTGCTTTTCTTGCGTCATATTTGCTATTGGAAAATAATTCAACCGTAATGAATTTCATCAATGTTTTATATTGATTCACGATTAATTTAATTTCCCTGTCAACGTTCATGTAAACTGACCGACCTCCGTATTTACACTTTCGTTCTCGTCACGGTCAATATCGGACGCATAAAACGGCTTTGAATTACTGTAAGATTTGAGCATTTTTTTGATTATTGCAGGAATCGGAAGATTGTTTATCAATTCTTCATTGTAGGTTTCGCCAACGATATCTGCTTCTTCGACGTTCTGTGCCTGCAATCCGAGCCGTTTATCTTCATCAATCAAATGGATGTGCATATACCATGCAAATTCGCATTCTGCAATGCGTAGAACCGTAAGCTGAATGGCGGTAGGTGAATCCGGTAATGTAAATGCACCGGAATATTTCAGCCGATTGTACGCCGTTGTGAGACGTGAAGTTTTCTCGGCAGTGGTTAATGCCGCCCAACCTGCCTCGGCACCCATTCTGGTTGTAAAATATGTATCAGCACTAGAAATATCATTGTACATTTAATGCCTCCGTGAATGTTTTGAATGGAAAACCTTTTACTGCCGATTTTTCATTCAGGTTATATATTTTAATATCTGTTTTTTTAATCTCGGTCGCCAATTTCTCATATCCTTCTCTAAAATCGTTCATTGTCCTCAACATATCTGGACGATGTTGCCAATTGTCGGTAAGATGCCATTTTCCATTTTCAGTATTGCAATCCACACCGATTAAATTGATTTCAGTAAATCCGAGGGCAATCGCCAATTGTATTCCACAATATCCAGAATTATTGCCATGATAAAGCCCATCTTCAAGGCTTCGTGATATGCCGTATCGCCCGCAAGGTCTCAAATAATAAATATCGTCCATCTCGTAATTGTAATACAAACACCATATTTTCAGTGCGGTAGATATTTTAAATTTTTTGTTTTGAATTGCCCTTTTATATGCGGCAGAATCAATCATGAAAATAATATTCGGGTCGTACTTGAAATATACAAAATTTATTCCAATAGTGAAATAATTGTCAAGTAATTTCAAATCAAAACGCCTTCCAGATGAACCTCCGGCTATAACAAAGCATTTCTTCCCCCAAATGTCAGGATTAATGGTATTTACGTCTGGATAATATTTTTTTGTACCTCTTGAAATATCAAATTTCGGCATTGTAGCAGGGAGGGGTTGCCCCCTCCCCATATCATCACATAAAAAAGGAGAGACTAACTGATAGCCAGTCGTGCAAACTGTGGCGTATCGCCAATGTCAAAGCCGAACGCCATCCAGTCTGCAATTTTCTCGGTCAAATTGTCCTGATTGAATTCGTTGAACTGCGTCAGGTCGAGCAAGGTCGCTCCGGTCGATTTTCCCTTGGGGATAATCATATAATACTGGGTTGAACTTGCAAGCATGGTCGTTTCAATAACGACGAAATTACCGGGTACTTCGGTCGTTGCGTCAATCATTTCCTGTCTGCGATATGCCAGAGCACGCTTGATTCTTTGGGTCAACTGATACGGACAAAGAATTACGAATGTTTGCGTCAATCCGTCGGGAACATAACCTTTCGTGAGGTTGTTTGCGATAAGAGTATTCCGTGCAGTTACCATCGTTTGAGCATCGCGATTCATCGTGTAAGTCGCATCGGTATTTGCCAGAGTTGACGGGTCGAGATTCTGCCATGCAACATTGATTCCGGCTCCAATTGCTTCAATCAATCCATAGGCAACACTTGCCTTTTTGATATAAGCCCGGTTCCGCAATGCAGTCAGCAGTTCTTCAATCCGATAGAAATCTCTGGCGTACAAAAGACGATGGTCAATTGCCGCACCGCCACCGTAAAAGTCAACGTATACACGATATTTCGCACCGGCCTGACCGTAATACTTTACGGTACCTCCGGGCAAAATCTTAACGAATTGGATATTATCCTCAGTCGCGTAAACGTCGTAGCCGTCAGTGCCAGACAAAGGCCGAATATCAAAAATCGCCTCGTAGCCCATGTCGTAAATCGGCATGGTTTGAAATTTGGCGAAAAGATTTGTGAGATATTCCGGGAAATCACTCACGGTCGCCATATTCTGCAACGATACGGCATGCCGTCTGGCCTTCATGAATTCTTTGTTTGGATTAAACGCCGTTGACGGCGAACGCATATAATTCGCCATGGCGTATTTCACAGTATTCATGTGAACGGGGTTTTTCAGGTTAAGTTTATCCCAATTCAAGATATTGTAATTCATGATTCCACCTTAAATCCCCCGACCGTCAAGGTCAATCATGACAGTCGTATCTGCACTTTCAGCCGCTTCAATACAGGTTCCGATTGCAACATCCCCGGTTCCCTGCGTGGCCGACACCGATTTCGTACCTGAATCCAGATAAACTTTGTCGCCAACGTTGATTGCGGCACCGGCAGTTTTTGCCACGACGATTTTATCGCAATAGTAATGTCCTACCACTGCGTCGCCAGCATCCGCATCTTCATAGGCAACGGCCCACGTATCTTCGACGAGGTATAGAACGCCCCTCGTTACACCGCCAGTGGGGGCGGTAAATTCAATATCCCTCAATGTTTCGGGATTTCTGATATGGTCTCCAACAGCCATATTCGCCTCCTTTACGGCAAAAGAGATGTATCAATTTCGCCGTGTTCTGTTTCCATTTTTTCGCTCTCTTTTTTTCCTTCTCCAACACCTTCATTTAATTTGTCTTTACCGTCGCCTTTTTCATTGCCGTCTTTTTCATTAATTTTGTATCCGAATATTTCGGCTTGCGATTTGAATTCTTTCAATGTTTCATCGAGAAATGTATTCAATTCTTCTTTAACCTTTGCCTCTTCGGATGGCTTAAAATTGGCGAATCGAGAATCAATGAATTTCTTTTGAATGTCAGAAATTCCACCACGCTCCGTTATAATTTTGTCTTTAAGAACCGTGGTCTCTGCCATTAACGCCTTTGGCGTCAATTCATTGATTTTCGCCAGCATGGTGTCTTTTTCTTTTTGCCATGCTTCTTTTTCGATTTTATGATTGCTGATTAATCGGTTTTTTTCATGAAAAAGATTTTCATTTCCTTTTTGTTTTGCAATCATATCCGCTACTGTTTCGTCAGCCCGCAATGCTTCGGCATCGAAAATTTGCGACGGTGAAAACTTTCCATCCTGTACTGCCTTGATAATATCCTTCAAATCCATATTTCGGGAGCCTCCTGTTGCTCCGGTGTCGAGCATCTGCAATGCACCTTGCAAGACCGCACCGCTAAATGCCGGTTTTTCTTTCTCGGAATTGCCGAGCGTTATTCCGGTAATCTCCTGAACGTCAGATTCTGAAATAACTGGATTATTTGCCAAATCATCCGGTAAAATAACGTCCCCTTCAAATGAGGCGACATCCAGCGTTTCGTCTCTGTGTTCTGGGTCAATGTGAGCCACGACAATTGCATTCGTGACGCCATTTATTTTTTCAGTGGTTTTCGCAACCACTTCGCCAATCGGTTTGCGACCGGCGGTTTCATTCGTTCCAAAAACGTGTCCTTTAAAAAATTTTGTCCCCAACTTTATTTTTTCCACGATTTTATTTATCGCAGATTCAAACCATCTTAAAGCTACTTTCCCGATTCCAATTGCATTCCCAGTGCTGACCCCTTCATGTCCGATTGAATATGCCTTGAATAATGGATTCGGGTCGTATCGCTTGATTTTCTCTAGAATAAACGGGTCAATCATATTCTGAATTGCCGTAGCTGACATATTTTGCAAGCGACCGATAATGCGTTCGGATTTCATTTATTTTATTTGCTTTAAAACAGCTTTCGTATTTTTCTTTACGGCTTCAATCATGCCAGCCTTTTCTGCATCTGACAGGTCAGGATTTGCATTGATTCGAGCAATTTGATACCGTTCATTGTCTTTCAGTCCAGCCGGAATATCTTTCATACTGTGCCTTGCAGAATTTTTCTTTTCAGATTCTTCGCCAACGACACGCATTTTGTCAATATCAATTCTTTTCATGATTTCCAATTTCACCGATTCGGAAATATCTTTTCTTGATTCGATGCTTTTTCGCAATTTCACCGGGTCTTTTTCCAGCCGGTCGAGCATTTTCTCATTTATCGCCACCGGTTCGCTTACTTTCTCAACTGTCGCCACTGGTTCGCTTACTTTTTTTATTGTCGTCCTTGAAGATTTCCTTTTTGTTGCCATTTTATACCCCCTCGGTATTTTGGTTTTTATTTAAAAGCGTGAGATTTTTATCAAGCCATTCTTTATCGGCAGATTGTAATCTCTCGATTTCAACGTCAACATCAATCCCGGGTATTTTTTCCAATAATCCACGGATTGATAATTTCCCATCAGAAGCCATCGGTACGTATATTTTCTCAATCCTATCCCATTGTGACTGCGTGATTATTTTAATTTGAATGTCAATTTTATTCCCATCCAATTTGCTCATGCCAGCTTGCATTTTATTTCGTAAGTTCATTGCTTTTTTGAATAATTCAAGATATCCGGATTCGTATTTATCACGTTCCGTTTGTGTTCCGGCGATAACCACTTCCATTAAATTCTCAGCCGTAGCTCTATTTGACATAAGGTCTGGCATTCCGACAAAGTGAACAGGTATTGACGTTACACCAGATATCATTTTTATATACGCTGTGATTTCATTAATTAGCGACAATATTCCGGCAATTGACGGTTGCGTATAAATCAATTTGCCAGTATGAGCGAAAAACTTATTGATTTTCCAGTTAAAATTTGTAATGAGCTCATTTACGTCCGCCGCTTCATCGCTATCTTCGCATTCGATATTGGGAATCGGAGAAGCGAAAAGATTGTTAATAGCCCGCAAATCTTTCAGTGCATAATCAAGCCGGTCGATAACATTGAGGCATTCCCACAAAGCCATTGCCGCCTCGTTAGGTTTGTCTATACGCCCGCCAAATTTTCTATAAACAAACTCATCACCGGTAGCGGTTTTTGCTGCTCCATCGTCAGTATACTGCATCTCCACGTATTGTAAATAGTCTTTGAATGGTTCCGTTTGCGTAA